CTATGGCTGGGAAGAAGAGGGTGTTTGCTCCAACTTCATCCTGATATTCACAACTATATACCTTCCCAGCCTCCCCTTTCCACATACCCTTACCTAACCCTAAAGAAAGTCCTTGCATGGTAAATTTATTGGTTGTAATATTGTAAAGTGAATATCAAAAATAAACTTGGAGGTTTAAATGAACTATATTCAAAAATCTAAGATAAAATCTTTGGTAAGAGATCAAGGTTTTAGACTTAGCCCAGATGCCTTTGATGGTATAAACAGATCAGTAGAAAATCTAATCAAGCAAATGCTAACTAAGGTACAAGCTGATGGCATGAAAACTTTGATGGGTCAGCATACTGGAGTATCAAAACCAAAACAGCAATCAGGTTCAAGCTGTAAGAAATGTTGTAATATCAAACCACAGTTTTTACAATGGGCAAAGACTACTCAGATGTATTGTCATGATCAAGCTGTAATACTATCAAGGAAGGTGTAATTATGAAAAAAGCAGTACACACCCTAATGGGTTTTAAAATGGATGATAGTCATGAGTTCTTGGTTGTGGGTCAATATTGTTGGGGTCTTGGAATTACAATAGAAGAGGCTATGAATAATGCTAGGCAAAATGGAGATGTAGGAAAAGCATATTGTTTGATTGTCCCTATATCAGAAAAAATAGGTGGAAAATGGGAAATAAATATGTTTGGTGGTACTACCATTTATAACACACATAAACCATTAATAGAATGGGATCATGAAAAAGATAATATTTTTCTTCAAACTTGGAGAAAAAACTTTCAATTAAGTGGTACTAATTCAGGTAAAATAAAGAAGTTTGGCTTTGACCTATTTACAGAAGGAGGTAAGTAATGAGACCCTATTGTACAATATGTAAATGGTATAAAGAAAAAGCAAGTGATGAATGTAGAAAAAAACATTTTCAAAATAAGAAAAGGGGGTAAATAATGATGCCAAGCTATTTCACTTGTTTACATTGCGATAACAAGTTTACTAAAGAAAATATGAGGGTTTTAGAAAACCTTTGCTATGGATGTTTAAAAGATGAAAGGTATGTAGTAGAAGTTGAGTTTGATCATCCAGAATTAGATTGGAATGTATTGGTTGATAATGATTTAGAATACCTTGCTAAAAGGGTCAAGGAGGCTCAAAAAGTAGGATTTGATACCTTGATAGGGGCTTGTCCCAATCTTAGGGTTTTAAAGGTAAGAGACAGGCTAGAAGGGTATAAAATACCAGTTAATGAATTTAATTTAATGTTGGAGGAATTATAATGCCATATCCATTTACACAAAAACATTCTGAAAAGCAGTATTTAGATTTAGAAACAAATTATTTAAATCTATTCAATGCACTATCTTCATTGCTTACTATAACTGAAGGTGAAGATTTAGATTCAGATTCACAAAGACTATCACATTTTAATGCCCTATGTACTAGGGTTAATGAGATAGTAGCTAGATTTTCAAAAGTTACTGAGCAGGTTCAGACCTCCAAGTTCAAAGGGGACTCCGCAACTACATCCTCTAAATCTGATCCTGCTTCAGTAATTCTTTTATGGGTTGATCAGGAGGAAAGGGGCTTGATTGTGGAGGCACTAGAAAATTATGCCCTTTTGCTTGATGATTACAAAGTATCTGATAATTTTACTAAACTAGCAAATGAAATAAAGGAGGGTAAACATGAAGAGTCAAAATAAACAAATAAAAGAGTATTTAAATCATGGTAATAAACTTACCAGCTTAGATGCTTTTAATATGTTTGGTTGTATGCGACTTGCTTCTAGAATCAATGATCTTAAAAATGAAGGTATGCAAATAGGATCAAAAACAATAGTTGCTTTGAATGGAAAAAGATATAGTCAATATTATGCTATTAGTCCTGAAGGTAATAAAAACCAAATGAGTCTAATATGAGATATTACTGGGAGGCTTTATTTAGTGTGCAGTATTTTCCTTACTGGGAATTTACTATGTTAATGATTTTATTATTAAACCTTAGTATGCTTTGGAGGATGCACAGGATTGAAAAGAAAATAGATAGTTATGATGGTTTGATGGGGTACTATCTTGAGTTATTAACTGACATAAATAAAAGGTTAAATAATGATAATAATTGACATAAGTGAATATTTACTAAATGGTTTATTATTATTAGCTGTCATTCATTACATAATGTTTTTAATTCATAAGTTGGGAGGAAAAAAATGAATACCATTATAGAATATATTTTTAATTGGTTAGATCAAAAATTACCAATAGTCATAGTACCTTTATGTATTATGATGTTAATTAGAATATTTTATCAAATCATAACACACTAAGGAGGAATAAATGGCAGATAGACCATTATTGGAAATACCTAAAAATCAATCAGTAATAGTTACATTAAAGTTTGATGAACCTAGAACTGGAGTAAATCAGAATGGACCGTGGCAGTTGTATGGAGTAAATCATGAAGGTGTAGAAAAGTCATATTTTGCATCAGAAAAAGCTCATGAAATGTTACAGCATTACAGCAAAGGAGATACAGTAAAGATTGAACATAAGCCTACTGGTGAAGGTAGGTCAATGTATGTTGTAAGTCCAACAGAAGCAAAGCCAACAAGCAAACCAGCTTCTAATGATCAAGCAATTAAATGGGGTATGGCTTTTAACAATGCAACGAGATTGGTTGCAAACACAATGGATATTACACCTCAACAAAAAGCACTTTTAGTAAAGGAAATAATGCCTGAAATGTTTGAAATTGCTTGTAGTATGCCAGTTGGTTTGGATGATGATGACTTACCATTCTAAAGAATACAAAAAGAACACACTTGGTAGCTTAATTAGATTCTACAAAAGCCTACTTAAAAAAGGCTTAGTAAGAAAAAAAGGTTCAGCTTACCAAAGAATGTTACAGTTGCAACTTAGATATGATAAAGGCACAAAGTGACCAAACAGCAAAAAACCAAGCTTAATAAGTTAGTAAGGGAGTTTGTTATTTTAAGGGACAAAAGATGTTTGAGGTGTGGCAAGACTAATAATCTTCATGCCTCACACATCTACCCAAAAGGCAAATACAGAAAAATGCAGTTTGATGTTGATAATGTTAAGGCTTTGTGTCTTGGGTGTCATTTGTATTGGTGGCATAAAAGCCCTATAGAGGCTAAAGAATGGGCAGAAAAGACTTTAGGCAAAAGGAGGTTAAGCAGACTAAAAAAACAAGCTAATACAATAAATAAAAATAAGTTAGATTATAAACAGTTAAAAAGTGAATTAGAAACAAAAATAGGAGAATTTAATGAATAATGTTTCAGAAGCAGAACAAGCGCTCTATAAATCATTAATATCTACAAAAGATGATGTTATAGAAATTTGGAAAAATCAAATAGAAATTTTTGCAAGGCTTAATAAAATTGAAGAAAAAATAAGAAAGTTGGAGAAAAAAAATGGCTAAAAGATTTATTGATACAAAGATGTGGGATAAGGCTTGGTTTAGAAAGCTATCACCAAAAAATAAACTAATATGGTTGTATCTACTAACCAGATGTGATCATGCTGGTATATGGGATGCTGATTGGGATTTAGCTGAATTTATGATTGGTGAATGGGTAGATTATGATTCATTACCTGATGAAATAAAGAATAAAATGAAATATATACAAGGTGAGGATCAATATTATATACCTTCATTTATTGAATTTCAATATGGTGAATTAAGAGAAAACTCTAAACCTCATTTAAGTGTATTAAAAAGATTAAAAGATAAGGGTTTACATAGGGTATCACATACTCTTAAAGATAAAGATAAAGATAAGGTTAAAGATAAAGTAAAGGTAAAAGATAAAGAAAGTAGGGAAAAAGAATTTTCTGATCTTGTAAAAAAAAAAGCAGTAGAAGTTGAAAACATATCTGATGAACAAATTAATAATTTTATTTATTATTGGACTGAATCTAATGAAGGTGGCAAAAAGATGAAGTTTGAGATGCAGAAAACCTTTGATGTTAAAAGAAGATTGGTAAAATGGAGGGATAATAATATTGAATGGGTAAAGACTGGTAAAAAAGTAAATGACCCATTTGAATCTAAATTTAAAAAAACACCTACTGATCTTTATATTGCATTTTGTTCAAAGTGTGGAAAAAGAGAAATGCCTAATAATAAATGGCAATTAAGGGAAGGTTCAAGCTGTTGCAGAGTAGAGTATGCCCCAGAAAGACCCTGAACATATAATAGATTATATAAACAGAAAGACTTTGAAAGACCCAAAGGCTGAATATTGGAGACTATACAAAGAAAGAGCAGTAAAAGATAAAGTGGATAAAACTATATTTAAATGTAAATCATGTAATAAAGTTTGGGGCATAGTCTCAAAGTATATAGATATAAAAAAATATATATATTATTCAAAAGAAGTCATGCCATCTATAGGAAAAAAAGAAAAGATGTGTCCCAAATGTCAATAAAAGATAAATACTATGTAGAATCTATTAAAAAGCATGAAACTCATGAATGGCTTTTGCATAAACATTATTTAAAAAGACTACCTTCAATATCTTACTGCTTTGGAATATTTCAATATGATTTAGTAGGAGTTATTACTTTTGGTACTTCAGCAAATTATATGTTTAATGATGGAAAATGTATTTTTAATGATTATGAAGTATATACAATAGAGCTAAACAGACTTTGTGTAGATGATGGATTACCCAAAAATGTACTATCTTTTTTTGTTAGTCAAAGTTTAAAAATGTTGCCTAAACCCTGTTGCATATTTAGTTATGCTGATCCTAATCAAAATCATCATGGCTACATTTATCAAGCTACTAATTGGCTATATACAGGAAGAAGTACAGGAAAAACAAGATACACATTTGAAGATGGTAGCACATTTGATTTAAATAGATTTGGTGATAACAAAGGCAAGATAGTTAAAAAAGAAAAAATGCTTCCCACACATAGATATATTTATTTTCATGGAAGTAAGAAAGAAAAAAAAGAAATGCACAAAGCACTTAAAATGAAGTTATATGATTATCCTAAAGGACAGAATGAAAGATATGATTCAAGTTATAAGCCTACAACTCAAACTAAATTATTTTAAATGTCCATAAAAGATAGTTATAGTGTTGAATCAATACCAAAACATGAAACACATGACTGGTTATTATTTAAGCACTATGCAAAGAGAATACCATTAATTATTTATAGCTTTGGATTATTTAAAGAAAATGTTTTAGTTGGTATATGTACATTTGGAAACCCTCCAAGAGCATTAAATGAAGGTGAATCAATTTTTAAAAACAGTAGAGTAAAAACATTAGAATTAAACAGACTTGTAATAAATGATAATTTAGAAAAAAATGTTTTATCTTTTTTTGTATCACAAGTAATTAAAATGCTTCCTTCACCCTTATGTCTTATTTCTTATGCTGATTATACTTTTGGTCATAATGGATATATATACCAAGCAACTAATTGGCTTTATTGTGGATTAAATCAAATTCATGAAAGACAAATTTTTTATAAAGGAAAAGAAGTTCACCCAAGATCAATAACAGCTAAGAACATAAAAATATCTGAACTACCAACATTAGATTCTAATTATACACTAGGGGATTACACCAAAAAACATAGATATTTAAAAATTAAAGCAAATAAAAAATTAAAAAACAAATTAATAAAGGATTTAATATATAAGATTAAGGCATATCCAAAAGGTAATAATCAAAGATATGATGCTAGTTATAAACCACAAACACAAACCAAGCTATTTTAAACCCTATATAAACCCTTAGAAAACCCTTTGACATTATAATATTTTGTTATATATTTAGTTGTGAATATTAAAACAATAACAAAGGAAACAAACATGGAAATAAAAATTGGAGATAAGTTGGAACTAAATTGGGAACATGATAACATTACTGTAGATGTTATAGATATTGATGCTTGTGAAAGAGGGTTAATGTATGTTTTCACTTTAGGTGGAAGTGCTGGTTTTGATTCTTATGCTTATCAAAATCAAGTAAAAAAAGTAAATGGTGTTAAATATCAGCAAAAGGGGTAAAAAATGAATAAAATACAAACTAAAAAATATGAGCTTTTTCAAAGTTTTCCAATGACATGGGAAACTGTTTTATCAGGTGCAAGTGAAGATGAAATTTTTAAAACTGTTCATCATGAAATTGCTGAAATGGAATTAGAAAGAAGAAGTAGGGACACTTTAAAAGAAAGATTTGCAAAGATAGATGAAACAAATAAATATAGATTATGTGATCTTGTTCATAGTGGTGATAAAATCTTAATTAAAACAACACCTAATGTTATATCTAGTTCAATAGTCTTAGAATATAGTAATACAAAGTATGATGTTGATTCTGAAATACTTTCTATTAGAAATTGTGATGGTGCTTGGAGGATTCTTGCTAATATGAATAATAGTCATAATGTTGAGGTTTTAGTTCAAGTTTGGGATAAAGATGGTGAAACTTATGAGGAAGTTCCATTGCAGAATAGCAGACCTTATGAATATAGATTAGAAAAGGGTGTATTTAACTAACTAACAAACAGAAGCCAATCAGCCCCTTAAATGGGGCTTTTTGGGTATAAAGAATATTTAAACAAAAATGGAGTTAAAAATGAATAATGAAATAATAAAGTTGGCAAGAAAAATAATCAATAAAGGATATAGTGAGTTTATGCTACATCCAGAATCAGGTAAGGCATTAGTTTTATTAGAAAAAGCAATTAGAAAAGAAAATGAAAAATTAAATGGCAAAAATATTTATTGTCAGCATGGTTATACAAAATGTCATTGGTGTGAAGATAATTTTATGCCATTGGATTATGATTATAAAACAGTACAAAAAATGATAGATATTGATAATATCTAAACAAAAAAGGAGTTAAAAATGAATAAAATATCAGATTTAAAATTAGGTGTAAGTAGATGTGCTTACATGGTAGCAGAAATATTAAATGACCTTGATCCTGACTTTCTACCTTTTGATAGTGATGTCAAACAATATATAGGTGCTGATTTTCAAACAAGAACTTTATATAATGGAAGGGAAAGAGGTTTAGTATTTTCTATGGAAGTCATTACTTATATAAAAGAAAAAACTTTATATTCAAACAAAATGCCTTCAAAAAAATGTATAAATGTTTTTGTTTGTGAGCATGGTGTTAGTGATGAAATAAAGGTTTCAACTTGGGAAAGTGAAAGTGCAAAAGATACTATGACCATTGAAGATGTAACAAAAGATTTAAGGTTTGGTTTTGAATTTAAACACTTTGACTATAATCAAATACATGATTCTGCTTATTATGTTTATGATAAATTTGAAAAGTTTTTTAATGATAATTCTGGTAAAATAGAAGATAGAAAAGAAGAAGAAGCTATAACTCTTAAAAGTAAATCAGGTATGGGTAAAATAAGCCACTTTGGTATGGAGGGCATTTAATAAATACATAACATTAACAAGTAAAAAGAAGCCTCAGTTTATTCTGGGGCTTTTTTGTTTCATATACTATTCAGACCCAAAAAGATACAAATAAGGGTTTAATCAGTATTTTACTTTATATAAACATTTATCTAAATTATAAAGCATAAAAAACAAGGAGACTAATATGCCTTATGGTACTGGTTCTTATGGGTCAAAAAAAGGTAGACCCAAAAAGAAAAAGAAAAAAACAAAAAAAATTGTCAAAAGAAGATAAAGGGATTGTACTTACTACTGAGCTAGTAGGTATTAAAAATCTAAAGACTACAGGCAATTACAGGCTAGAATTTGATGTGTTTGAGATAGACACTCACAAAGTAAAAGAACTAATAGATAAGTTAAATAAGGCTTATGTAATGGCATTGGTAGAGTGTGACTAAACAAGGGAAAAACAAGGGGAGTCAATTCCAAAAGGGTAATGAGGTTGGTAAGGAATACAGATGGAAGAAAGGACAGTCTGGAAACCCTAATGGTAGAAGAAATGCCTATACTGATCTTATAAAAGAGTTTAGCTTTACCAAGAAGGGTGAAAAGGAAAGAAGGGAAGTAGTAGTGTCTAAGCTGTTTCAGTTAGCAGAAAGAGGTGATCTAAGGGCTATACAGTTTATTGTAGAAAGGTTGGAGGGTAAAGCATTAGACAGGCAAGAAAGAGTAACTAAATCAGAACCTATACAAGTAATGGTAATAGATGATGGCTAAAAGAAAATCAGTATCTACAAGGCTAGGAGCATTAGCAAGAAAACATAAAATATCTAAATCATCTTTGATGAAGGTGTATAAAAGAGGTCTAGGAGCCGCAGTAAGTAGTGGCACTAGGAAAGGGATGACACCTAGTAGCTGGGGTATAGCTAGGGTTAATTCATTTATAAAGATAGTAAAGGGACAGAAAAGAATTAAACATGATCCTATATTAGTTAGGAAAGAAAGAAAAAGAAGAAGGAAGAAATGAAGATCAAAGGTGTAAGTGTAGATGGATTAACCAAGAGACAACAGATGGCAATGGCTAGACACTCAAAGCATCATACAAGAAAGCATTTGAGGGCTATGGTAACTGCCATGAGAAAGGGCAGAACATTTACACAATCTCATAGGATAGCACAAAAGAAGGTAGGTACATGAGAAAGAAGAAGAAGATGAATAGAAGGGTAGCCAAAGATAAGACCTACAAGACAGTACCTAAGAAATATCTTACTGGTACTATTGGTGCTAAAAGATCACAAAGGGCTAGAGATATTGCAAGGATGCAAAGACTATACAAGCAAGGTAAGAAAGTTCCAAGAGCATTATTTAAAAGAGTCTTTGGATGATCAACTGGACTTTAGATAATACTAGAAAGCAAATACTTGCTGATGAATCTCGGTTTAAAGTATTAGTATGTGGCAGACGGTGGGGCAAAACTGTATTAAGTTTAATGTACCTAATGAAAGATGCCTTTGAACCTAATGAAAGAAGATGGTTTATAACACCCACATATAGGCAGGGTAAGATGATAGTATTCCCTATACTCAGGCAGATGTTTGCAGGGTTTCATGATGCTAAATTAAATGAATCTGAAATGAGTGTAGTATTTAATAATGGTGCTGAACTATCAGTAAAGGGTGCTGATAATGAGAATAATTTGAGGGGTGTGGAATTAACAAGAGCGGTAATGGATGAAATGGCATATATAAAGCCTCATGTTTGGGAAGAAATTATAATGCCTATGTTAGCCACAACAGAAGGTAAGTGCTTATTTATTGGCACACCTAATGGCTATGATGCTATGTATGATCTATACATGAAAGGTCAATCAGAGCCAGAATGGAAGTCATGGCAGTTTACAACCCTAGAAGGTGGCTTTGTATCTGAAAAAGAAATCAGCCTTGCTAAAAGAACTATGGATGAAATAGTATTTAAACAAGAGTTTGAAGGGTCATTTGAAACAACAGGAAACAGAGCCGCATGGAACTTTGACAGGCAGATACATTGTGTAAAAGCAAAGCAGTTATCTAATAAGTTATGGTGGGGCATTGACCATAACGTTGATTATAATACTGCTGTATTATGTTCTGAGTTTACTGATGGCACAATACATTTTTATGAAGAAGTAAGGCTGAAGAATAGTAATACAGATGAACTAGCTATTGCTATGAAAAAGATAGCACCTAACATAGAGTGTTATCCTGATCCTGCTGGAAAGAATAGGTCTACTACTAGCAGAAGAAGTGACCACCAGATTCTGCGTGATCATGGTTTTATTATCAGGGTAAAGAATAGACACCCTAGCCATATAGACAGGCTAAATAGTTTAAATAGAAAATTAAAGGATGCAGAAGGGAGGATAGGTATGACTGTTGACCCTAAATGTAAACACCTTGTAAAAGATTTAGAGCAATGCCAAAGGGACAAAAAAGGCGGACTAGCTAAAGATAACATGGAACTAACTCATGCACTTGATGCGTGTTCGTATGGAATAGAATACAAGTTTCCTATTAGAAGAATGATAGGAACAACTAAAAAATGGTAAGAGGTTGATATGTTCAATTTTGGTAAGAGTGTAAATAAAATTCTGATTCCTGATTTATCAGAACAGGCTGTGTTAAAAAGTGTAATGGATGCAGGAGAGAATTATCTTGCCCAACAGGATTACAATATGATGGAGTCATTGGACTTTTATTATAACAGTAATCTTGATAAACATATTGAACCGTGGTTTGCTAGTGAATCATTAAGTCAAGTGCCTCCTTTTATTGGTTCTTGTGTACCAAGATTCAGCAAAGCTAGAATGATGATATATAGAGATTCAGCACAAAGGTTTATTAATGGTGAAGTAAATGATGACTATAACAAACTGGCTTATAGATTAAATTCTAAAGTAAGGGAAGTATCTGAACTTGCATGGCTGTTGGGCTGTTGTTATATGAAGTCAATGTACAATGAAAGAAGGGGAAGGCTAGAATATGAAGTGTTGCCAAATGTACAAGAGTATTATGTACATGGTGATACAGAACCTTTTGCCTATAGCTATGAAATAGAAAGCATGGATGTCACTAAAAAAAGATTTGTATTCTGGTCTGAAGATAGGGATGGTGTAGAAGGTATGCACTTTGAATATGATGAAAAAGGAAATAGGTATCCTGTAAAAGATAACTTAGATATGGTAAACCCTTATGGTATTGTACCTATTTCAAGGGTTATGTTTAATAGAGCATCCTACGATGTTACTAGGGTTGGACTTCATATTGCCATAGCTATGACTGAAATAGCTTTGTCAGTACGGTTCAGATTAGGTCAGCCAGTATTTACAGGGCTTGAAGAAGGGCAAAGCAAACTTACTGCTGGTATCGATAATGCTTATATACTTCCTGAAGGGGCATCATTTAATTATGTAAGCCCAAGTGGTAGCCTTGTAGAGATGATTGAAGCAGTAAAGTCTATGGCTAATCAGGTTGCTGAAAACAATCAGCTAAGAATTAGGTGGGGTGAATCAGGTGGTAATGCACCTTCTGGTGAAGCATTAAGAATTATGGAGATTGAAAACCTTGAAACTAGAAAAAGTGATGTACCAGTATTTAGAGAATTTGAGCATGAAAGATATGAGATAGATAGAAGAATACTAGAAGTGCATAATGTATTGAACTTACCTGAAGAATATTCTGTAGACTTTGGTGAAGTAACCTTTCCAATGTCACCAAAAGAAGAACGTGAAATGCTTTCATGGAAGCTAGATAATAATATAATTAGCCAAAAAGATTTACTATTATATTATAATCCTGATATGAGTGATGAAGAACTTGAAATGAAACTATCAGGAATCATGGAACAAAATCAAACAGTAGCAAATTCACAGCAACCACAATCAGCATTTCAAAGAATACTAAATGGCACAAGTCCAACCAGCAGTCAATAGATTTGTAAAAGACATAGAGAAACTAGAAAAAAAGTTTCAAGGTAGGCTAAGAACAGTTGTAAGAAGTTTAGGTGCAATGTCTGATTCTCAGCTTATCACAGCAGTAAGTCAGTTAAATCTATTTAATGAAATAATTAATCAGGGTTATGGTAATGCCTTAGATGGATTGGATAAAGATTATGAAAAGCTACTTGCTCAAGCTGTAGCAGAAGCAACTAAAAGAGGTGTAACACCTTTAGGTGGTGCTGGGTTACAAGGCTTGGAAACATTGAAGGACTTAAATACAGCAGAACTTTTAGGAAGCGCTAGGGCTTATTCTAATAGATTAACTACCTCAATATTTCAAAACCTTTATGCTGGAGTATCTATAAATGACACTATATCAGCACTTGAAGGAATACCACTAGCAGACTATCAATTAAATACAGCTACCTATACAAGTATTAAGACATTTGATGATACAGCAAGATATAAAGTATTTGAAGGTCTTAATGTAAGATGGACATATTTTGGACCGTTAGATTCTAAAACTAGGGATAGTTGTAGATTTACAAAAGAAAATGAACCTCCAAATGGATATACTGAAAAACAAGTATTAGATTCAGATACACAGTTTGGTTTTAGGGGCGGTTTTAATTGTCGTCATAGTTGGGAAGTAAAGTAATGAAAGCAGATGATATAGCAAAACAAAAAGCAAAAGACTGGTTAATACTAGGTGGTAAGTTAGTTACTAGGATACTTGAAGATACAGATAAGGGTATAAGTCAGGATGGTAATGGCTTTACAAAAGACTTTCCTCCATATTCTAAAAAAGGTGCAGATGTAGGATTTAGAAGAATTGGAAAAGGTGATAAAAGAAGAACTGTGTTTATAGATAGTTATTTGAATAAAAAGAAAAAAGGAAGGGCTACACCAAAAGGTGTACAAGCTAATAAACAAGTATCACCTCCTAATCTAAGACTTACAGGGGTAATGCTTAATTCATTAAAGGCACAAAAAGCGACTTCTAATAGTGTAGAATTAAATTATAGGGATGGATTAAAGTTTGAAGGCAATGCCAAAAATGGTAGGAATGTTTATGGTCTTAATGATAAAAATGAATCATTTGTTAAAGAATATTTTGAAAAGATCATAGATGACAGGATAGTAAAGTTTAGTAAAAAAGATATTATAATTGATTTAAATGTGTAATGGGTATTTTAAAAAAACCAACATTAATATATATTTAATTAACTAAAGAGGAAGGCAGAATGTCTGAAACTACAACAGAAGCAGTACAAGATAATGTACAAGAGGTGGCAACTGATAGCCAGAACCAAGAACCAACCAACCCTGAAGTTGGCTCTTTAATTGCAGAAAGTAAAAAGTATAGAAACAGGGCGCAGGAAATCGAGTCTAAGTATGCTGATCTAAAAGCTCAGATAGAAAAAGATAAAGAAGAAAAAATGATCAAGAATAATGAGCATAAGGAACTAGCCAATAAATATAAAACTGAGCTAGAGTCTTTAATGCCTGATTATGAAAGATTAAAAAATATGGAAAACACTAGAAGGGAAAAACTTTTAGATTCCTTAGATGATGATTTAAAAGATCAATTACAAAATGCAGATATTAGTTTAATAGAAACTGTATCTAATAAATTTAAAACAGAAAAGCAGGAAGTTGCTTCTACTAGCTCAACACCAGCTAGGGCTACTAACCCAACAAATAAAAACTGGGTAGATATGACTAGTGAGGAAAGAAGGGCAAATTGGGGTGAAATCTTGCAAAGCTATGTTAAAAGGTAAATAGAAAATGGCTAAACATTATCAGGGTACTGCAAGTACCACTACAACTGATCAGCATTTTATACCGGAAATCTGGAGTGAGGGAATCTATAAATTCTTCGAGCGCAAAAGCGTGTTCAGGGGTCTTATAGAAGATTATTCTGCCCTAGTAGGATCAAAAGGTTTTGGAGATGTTGTTCATGTTCCAGAAATTAGTTTAATAAGTGCAAGTGATAAAGATGCTGGTTCAGATGTGTCTTATGATGCAACTGCTACAACAGAAACACAACTTGCATTAAATAAACACAAATATGTGGCTAAAATTTTTGAAGATGTCTTAATGATCCAATCAGAAGCAGACTTGGTTGAAAAGTATGCTAGAATGATGGGTGAAGCTCTTGCTAGACAGCTTGATGCTGATATTTTTACAGAATTAGCTAGTCTTGAAGATTCACTAAACCTAGCCGCTGATGACACAATTACAGCCGCTGAGTTTGAATCACTACTTGCTACATTAGGTGAGAATGATATTCCTTACATGGATGGTGAATGTGCATTGGTAGTTAATCCTACATTGTTTGCAGATATTCTAAATCCTTCTGCTGGAATCGCTCAATACTTCATTAGAAATGATGCAGTAGGTGAAGGGAATAGAGGTCTAAGGACTGGTTTAGTTGGTTCACTTTATGGAGTAGATGTTTATATGAGTAATACACTTTCAACTGGTGGAAATGCAAATACCATTAGTGGAGTGATTTTTCATAAGTCTGCCGCCGTATGTGCAGTACAACAAGAAGTAAGGGTGCAGTCAGAATATTCTCTTGACGCCCTGGGAATGAAGGTTGTTGCTGATACAGTCTATGGTGTTAAAAGATTAGATGATACTGATAATAAAAGAGGTGTCAAAATCAGGAACAAAGACTAAAAGTAAAATATTTAGGGAGGTGGTTATCTACCTCCCTATTTATTAGGAGATTTTTATGCAATACTGGATTCAATTAAAAACTAACAGAATGGAAAGGCTTGAAGATTTTGTTTTTGAAAAACACCCTGAAAAGCTTATGGAACTTGAAAGTCGAGGGTATATAAGGGTAATGAGTGAAAACAACCTTACACCCTATAAAAAACCTACTAAAAAGGCATCTGTTAAGAAAGTAATTAAGAAGGTAGCTAAGAAAGTTACAAAAAAGAAAAAATAATCATACAAAGTACGATCTCATTCATGCTTTGTCATTAGCTTAGAGAGGAAGGAAAAATGGCAGACCTACACAAATATTCTGTACAAGAAGCACTAAATACAACAGTTGGAGGAAGCTGGACAGTAGCAACTGTTGGAACAGCAGGAAGTTCAGCAGATGTCAATAATACAACCCACAAACTATTATCAAGCAGTTCAAATACAATAGGTGTTCATTCAGCAGTAGAAATATATTTTAACTTTACTGCATCTGAAACTAATGTAAATGATAGTGATGATCTTTTATTACCTAAGAATACACTTACATTTATTACCATACCAAAGGCATTAGGCAACACAATTTATTTCAATTATAATTCAACCAGTACCACTACTGGTGCTGTAAGAATAGTAGAGGTTTAAATGCAAAGTACAATGTTAAAAGCCATAGTTGAAGATTTTGGCAATGGTGGTACAATAGATGGGGATTTAGTAGTAAGTGGCGACCTACAAGTATCAGGTGGTGGGAGTTTAAGCTTTGATGAAATAGTAGAAGGTACATCGCAAGTAAAAGTAACAAACACATCTGCTTTTTTAGTTGAGAAAGCTGACGGAACAGATGTATTTATAGTAGATACAACAAATCAACAAGTTGGAGTGAATTTATCTGATCCAGCAGTTAGCTTACACGTTGTTGATACAAATAATCCAGCAGATGGAACAGTAAGAGTAGGTTCAGGTATTGCATATTCTGAATTTAAAAGTAATGCAAGTGGTACTGGTAAATTAGTTATCAACAACTATGCTTCAAGTGGCAGTAGCCATGGCATTTTGTTTCAGTCAAATGGCTCTACCAATATGACTCTTACTGCTGGAGGATCGCTTGGTATTGGAACTGGTTCAGATACAATAGATTCTCCACTTCATGTAAAAGGTGGTACAGCAAATACTGTAAAATTTCAATCAGCGTCTGGTGCAACAAATATTCAGCTTACAGACTCAAGCGACAGTTTAGTTGGACAAATAGAGTTTGGTGCTTCTGCTTCTCAAATTGTTACTCGAACAAGCAGTGCACTTTCTTTAGGTTCAAATAATGTACAAACATTACATATAACAGATGGCGATAATGTAGGTATAGGAACTGACAGCCCAGCACATAAAATTGAAGCTGTTGGAAATGCATTATTAAACAATAGTAGTGGAAGTAGTCATCATTTATATCTTGGAAATACAAGCTATGGCATTAATGTTATTGCATCTTCTGGCGATATGCACCTTACTTCTAATGGCTCAAATAGATTAACTGTAAAAAATGGTGCTGGTGTAGAAATTGCAAGTACATTAAGTGTAGGAACTGTAGCTTCCTCTGGAGACCTTACAGTAGGTGGTAAGACAGTTTTAGATCAAGACTCAAATGTAATAGCTCTTGAAATAGATACAGAAGCGACTACTGCTGATGGTTTATTATTTAATACTCCAACACAAACAACAGGATATGTTCTAAATACAGGATCAGCTAATTCTCTTACAACAGGAGGAATTGCTTATTTTAGGTCAAATGGTTCTGATACAAACACAAGAAATTTAGTTTCAATCATTAATGATCATGCTAGTGCAACAGGCACAACGCCTCTTTTTGTAAAGAATGATTCATCTGGATATGCATTTGAAATGCGAGGTGCAAGTGGTCAAATTGGAAAAGTTACTAATGGAAGTAACAATTTAGTAATGTATGTAGACAACTCAAATGTTCAGATTGCAAACAATACTGATTTGAGTGGTGCTGAAAAAATAAATATGTCTACTGCGAATGAAGCTATTGAGTTTTATCAGAATGGTTCTGAAAAAATGAGACTTAATTCTACAGGCTTGGGTATTGGAACTAGCTCTCCAGTAGCTAAAGTAGATATTGTAGGCGATAGAACAATTAACTTAACAAATACAACTTCAGATGATACAAATAAAAATGCAGTAATAACACATAGTCAATATGATTCTGGAACAGAAACAGAAGGCTTTATGTTGATGCAAGGTTTTAGTAATTCATCTACAAATAGAGTTGATATAGGCGGTGGAAACTCTGGACATAATTCTGCTGAAGAAATACGATTTTTTACTGGTGGCAACACAAATGTTAGGACTGGTACACAGGCAATGCACATTGATA